GATAAGAATGGCAATGAAACACTTGAGCTAGAGTTCTTTGATAAAGTACAAGTGCTTCGTCTACTTGCTAAAGCATCTGGTTTACTTGATAGTCCTGAGAATGAAGATAAGCCAAGTGTAATTGGTATTAATGTAAAAGCACCAGAGGTAATAGACAATGACGAAAAGTAAAAGTGTTTTGTATCAACCATCAACAAGCCAAGTGGAAAAGATTTTAGATGAAACTCTTGGCATCAAGTTATGTAATAGATGTAAATCAAAGATTAGTCATATAGAGCCATGTATTGGTGCTGCTAAAGAAAAAGGATATTGTTATAGATGTTGGAAGATTTGTTATGGCAGAGATGAGCAATACTAAGCAAGTCAAAGGGGATCATTATAAGACCATGACTATGCAACCATGGGATTTTATTATTGAAAATAAACTACCTTATTGTGAAGGAAATATTATAAAATACATTTGTCGCTACAAGTCAAAAGGTGGCATAGATGATCTTGAGAAAGCAAAACATTACTTGGAGAAACTAATTGAAATCGAAGGCAGAAAAAACTGCACCTGGTGACATAGGTGGATTAAACCTAGACTTTTCTACTTCCCCTGTTATCTGGAAGTTTCTTCGATCCAATAACTTTGTACGAGGAGTGGTAGGACCAGTAGGTAGTGGCAAATCCTATGCGTGTGCAGCTGAGATCATGATGAGAGCTGTCAGACAAAAACCATCTCCTATTGATGGTATTAAGTATTCTCGTTTTGTAATAGTTAGAAACTCATATCCTGAATTAAAAACAACGACCATTAAGACATGGCAAGAGATATTCCCTGAAAATGTTTTTGGTCCGATGCATTGGACACCACCCATTTCACATCACATTCGCCTTCCCAGTAGAGGTGATGCCCATGGAATAGACTGTGAAGTTATATTCTTAGCATTGGACCAGCCCAAAGATGTTAGAAAACTTTTATCTCTTGAACTCACAGGTGCGTGGGTAAACGAAGCAAGAGAGTTGCCTAAAGCTGTGATTGATGGACTAACACATCGTGTTGGTAGATATCCAACGAAAAGAGATGGTGGACCAACATGGTATGGAATATGGATGGATACTAACCCAATGGATGATGACCATTGGTGGTTTAGGTTAGCCAAGAAAGAAAAGCTAACAGGAAAATTTGGATGGAAGTTTTTTGAACAACCAGGTGGAGTTGTTGAAGTGCCACCAGATGTTTTACCAGAGAACCCAGAAGCAAACGACCATATCTTTGCTAGTGGGAGGTGGTGGAAGCTGAACCCCCTTGCTGAAAATATCAACAACTTACCATCTGGCTACTATATGCAAATGCTAGGTGGAAAGAACTTAGATTGGGTACGATGCTATGCTGAAGGTAAATATACTTATGTGCAAGAAGGGAAACCTGTTTGGCATGAGTACGATGATATGTTAATGTCAGGTGATGTAGAGTACGATCCTAACCTTCCAATTCAAATAGGACTGGACTTCGGATTAACACCAGCAGCTGTAATTGGGCAAAGACTCAACAATGGTAGGTGGATTGTTCTACACGAAATCGTAACCTTTGACATGGGATTGGAAAGGTTTGGTAATCAGTTATTAGCTGAGTTAAATGGGAAGTTCCCTAAAGCTCAACTGATGGTATGGGGTGATCCAGCTGGTTTAGCTAGAGATGCTATCTATGAAGTAACAGCATTTGACCATTTAAAAACTCTAGGTCTAAATGCACAACCTACTCATTCTAACAAATTTATGGTTAGACGAGAAGCAGCAGCTGCACCAATGCTAAGACTGGTAGAAGGTAAACCAGGTTTAATTATTTCAAGAGAATGTAAACTCCTTCGTAAATCACTTGCTGGTGGATATCACTTTAAACGACTAGCTATAGGTGCTGGTCAAGAACGATTCAAAGATTCTCCTAACAAGAATGAACATTCGCACATTGGTGATGCTTTTGGTTACTTACTGCTTGGTGGTGGGGAACATAAACGCATGACACGATCAGGATTGAATAAGAATACCTTTATTGCTCAGACTGTAGCAAATACAGACTTTGATGTATTCACATCTCTTTGATGAATTAAATAAGAAAAAACCTAATGGTGTATTCTTTATGCCATTTAGCTCAGTTCATTATGAAGCAATGAACATTACCCAACAAGATTTAGTAGCTCAATCTCAATATCTTAATATCGGAGAAAGATTAGAGTGGCAAAGTGAAGTTGGATTTTGTGCTACTGTTTTTCTACATTTAAATCCTGTAATGGTGTTTGGTATCGTTCCGATATGGAATGGGGTAGCTGAAGCATGGATGATTGCAGATGATAAGATAAGAAACAAACCTTACACCCTTACAAAATACTCAAAGCGATTTATTGATATAGTTCCGATATCCCTTGCATTGCATCGCCTACAGATAACGGTTAGAATCCGAGATAAGAGGGCAGTATCTTGGGCAAGATTTCTTGGCTTTACTGAAGAAGGAATATTGAGAGGATATGGTCCAGACAAAGCTAACTATTACATGATGAGGAAATAACTATGGGTGGTATTCTCGGAGGTGGTGGTGGTGGAGGTAGTAACTCTGCTGCTATCAAAGCACAAGAAAAAGAATTAGAGCAACAAAAATTAGAAGCTGAAGCTAGAAGAAAAGAGCTAGATGAGGAAAAAAGAATTATGGCAGAAGAAGAAGCTGCTAAGTTAGCTTCAGTAAAGAAACGAGGAAGAAGGGCATTACTTGCAAAAGCAAGATTCGGTACTGCTCAAACTGACGACCAAGGTATGCAATCAAAGCTTGGTGGCGATTCACAAACAGTATAGGAGAATAGTATGCCTTATGGTAAAGGAACATATGGTTCAAAAGTAGGTAGACCAAAGAAAAAGAAAACTATGAATGGTGCAGTTCGTCAGGTTATGAAGGAATATAAGACTGGAAAACTCAAGTCTGGCTCTGGTGCTGTAGTAAAAAGCAAAGATCAAGCTATGGCAATAGCTATGGCTAAGTCACGCAAGAGTGCATAGTGGCAAAGTCTACTGTTAATAAAGCTGGTAATTATACCAATCCTAAAATGCGTAAAGCTATTTTTAACCAAATCAAAGCTGGTGGCAAAGGTGGAAAACCTGGTCAATGGTCAGCTCGTAAAGCTCAGATGTTAGCTAAGACTTACAAAGCTAGAGGTGGTGGGTATACATCGTGAAGGAAAGTCAAGAAAGATTAGTTCGTTGGACTAAGCAAAAATGGCGAACTAAATCTGGTAAACCATCAACGCAAGGTCCAAAAGCAACTGGAGAAAGATATTTGCCAGAAGCTGCTATAAAAGCTATGTCTAGTTCTGAATATGCTCGTACTACAGCTGAGAAACGCAAAGGTACAAAAGCTGGTAAACAGTTTGTAAAACAACCTAAGAGTATAGCAAAGAAAACGAGTAGGTATACTTAATGCCAATAACTGTAACTAGAGAATCACTCAATACAAAAAGTATCCATAACAATCCAAGTTATGTTGATAAAGATAATATTCAGACTTTAGTATCTAGTGAAAAACCTATGCCTACAGTTGATATTAATCATTTACGATTACATGAAGGCAAAGGATTTTATTATAATAAATTATATCCTGATTCAGCTAAATTAGCATCTGGTGCAAGTATTGATGTAGCTATTGCATTTGCTAGTGGAGTGTATGCTCACTTACATGAGGATGTCGAAACTGGTGGGGATGCAGAGTTTTATATTTATTCAGGATCAGTTGTTACTGGTGGCACATCTGTTCCAGCACTTAACAGAAATTTTAATTCATCTAACACATCACAAAGTGCAATACTTCTTAATCCTACTGTAACAACATTAGGAACAGAAAAGTATGCTAGTTTTATTCCTGGTGGAACTGGAGGTGCATCTGCTGGTGCTGGAGGTAGAAGTTTTCAGTTTGTCTTAGCACCACTAACAACTTATTTATTTCGATTAACAAATGTCAATGGTGCAGCACACATGG